GACCGTCACGCCGAGCCAGACGCACGCGGGCACCTTCCGGGTCTTGAAGTACTCGCGCGCGCGTTCAGGCCGCTTGGTCAGAACCTGGTAGCGGTGCCGCGGTGTCGCGAGCATCGCCTCGAGCATCCGGTCGCGGTAACTGTCCGGAATATCTTCGTGAAAGAAATCGGACATCGAGTTCGTGAAGATCAGCGACGGCACCTTCACGCGCTCGGGCTCGCGGAGCTTGTGCGGACGAAGCGTGATGTCGAAGCCGTTCGGAAACGCTGGCGTCCCGCGCTTGTTCTCCGCCAACGTCTCGGCGTAACAGTACTTGCACTCCGTGGACACCACGTTGCAGCCACTCGCCGCGTTCCACGTGTAGTTCGTCCAGTTGATCTCGGTCTCGTTCATCGCAGCTCCTCCTGAGAGTGTGGTGTCACGAGACTGGCAACAGCGCGAATCAATTCGGCTTTCGCTCGGCGCTTTCCAAACGTTCGCGGACCGTGTCGAGATCTGAGAGAGCGCGGACCGAGAAATCGTGTCAACCGGAAACTCGACGTGTCTATGTTTCTCGTGAGATTCGTTCACAAAAAAAGCGTGGATAGTGCACGAGTAATTACTCTTCCGGCAAAGCGGCCTAAGACCGCGTAAGGCGTGACCAAAATCGAATGCCCAAGCAGAAGCGGGCCAAACGGCGCCGCATCGGCGCGCGCCCGGAGCAAGACGCCGAGCGGCTCAAGTCGGCCGAGCGGCGCACCCAGTGCGTGAGCCAGCGCATCGTCCTCGAGCGCACGTGGCAGGAGATCTCAGACGCGCTCGCATACGGCTCGGCGTCGAACGCGCGGCGGGACTTCTTGAAGGCGCTCGACGAGCGCGGGCCCGATGAGCAGCAAGTCGCCGAGGCGCGGCAGGAAGAGATCCTCAGGCTGAAGCGCCTCCGCGCGCGCATCGCGCCGAAGGCGTACGGCGGGCGCATCGGGCGCGACGGCAAGCCGGCCGAGCCGGACATGGCGGCGGCTGCGACGTACCTGCGCTTCACCGAGACGATCGCGCGCTTCGCGGGCACGTATGCGCCGAAGGTCGTCGAGCTCGGCGGGCCGGGGGGCGGGCCGCTCACGGTCGTGGCAGCGCAGGCGTCGCCGGCGGATGCCGCGCGGCTCGTTCGGGAGGCGTTCGGCAAACACGCAGCGATGAGGCAGCTCGATGTCGGTGGCGAGCAGCAATCTGGAAACGAAGCACTCGTCGCCGACGCTTCTGACCGAAGCGCACCGCCGGACTCTGGAGATCTACCGAAGCTGCCTCCCGAGTCATGAGTACGCTGCCCTCGAATCGTGGGCGTCAACCTTCTACCCGTTTCAGCTCGATTGGATGCTCACGCCAGAGCAGCTGGCGATGTGCAACAAGGCCCGGCAGATCGGGATCTCGCACTCGTCGTCGGCGGTCGGCGTTCTATGGGGGGCGTTCCACGGCGAGCTGACGACCGTCATCTCGGTGGGGCAGGACGAGAGCGACGAGGTCTTGGACAAGGCGCGCCGGCACGCGTACGTGCTCGCGGCGCTCGGCTCCGAGATGGCGCGCGCGGTCAAGTCGAACACCGAAGAGCTCGTGTTTGCGAGCGGCGGCCGCATCATCGCGCTTCCCTCGAGCGGCGGCCGCGGCTTCACCGGCAATGTTTTCCTCGACGAGTTCGCCTATCAGGAGCACGCCGCCAAGGTCTGGGACGCGGCGGCCGCGGTCACGCTTCTCGGCGACTTCAGAATTCGCGTCTCGTCGACGCCGAACGGACTTGGCAACGACTTCGCGCTCCTCTGGGAGAAGGCGATCCTCGAGGACTCGGGCTGGGGACACCACGAGATCCCGCTCGAGCTCGCGATCGCGCAGGGCTACCCGGTCGATCTGAAAAAGGCGTGGGCGCTCGCGAAGGGCGATCCGCGACTCTTCGCGCAGCTCTTCAAGTGCGCCTTTCTCGACGGCGAGCTTCAGTACATCCCGAGCGAGGACGTCAAGAAATGCGCGTGCGACCTCGAGCCGCCGCGCGATGGCGACTTCTACGCGGGCCTGGACATCGGCCGCACCAACGATCTCACGGTCCTCATCGTCGTCCGCTACTGGCGCGGTCGGCGACACGTCGTCTGGGTCGACTCGTGCAAGCGCACCGACAACGTCGCGATCGACAACATGGTCGCGCGTGCGTGGAAGCGCTTCAATCTGAGACGCCTGTGCATCGATGCCACGGGCCTCGGCTACTTCCCAGCGGAGCGGATCAAAAAGAAGTACAGCGAGCGCATCGACGTGCCGCACCGTCGGCCGCGCGTCGAGCTCGTGGACTTCACGCTCGACAAGAAAGAGGAGCTCGCGACGGGCCTTTACGCCGCGTTCACGGGCGAGTCGGTGATCATCCCGCTCACGGACGCGGGGATCTCCAAGATCGAAATCGAAGGCGTCTGCGTCGACGTCAAGCCTGGCACGGCCGAGCAGATCAAAAAGGACGTGTGCTCCATTCGCCGCATCATCACGCCGGCTGGCAACGTGAGGTATGACGCCCCGCGCACGGTCGAGGGTCACGCGGATCATGCCTGGGCGCTCGCGCTCGCGTTGCATGCGTGTTCTAGCGTCAACCCGATGATTGAAGCTCTCACGAGCGGAACGACGACGGCTGCCGAATGAACTTCACCGGCGAGGGACGGGACAAGCTGCTCGAGCGCATCGCGTGGCTCGAGCATGAGAACGCTCATCTCGATCGCCAGTGCACCGAGCTCCTGCTCGAGGCACGAAGCGCGCGCCAACGCGGGCGCGTGCGGATCACGTTTCTCAAGGACGGCACCGCGGTCGCGCAGGTAGAGCCACCGCGCGGTGCGTGCGGGCTTCCCGGGTGGGACTGTCCGAATTCAGAATGCGGCGCGTTCAACGGCGACGCGAAGGAAAGACTTGAGCACTGTCGGTGCTGCAGCACCGCGCGTCCGCAATGAAGCGCGTCAAGCACGTTGTCGATGGTGCGGGCGCCCACTACGGCTACTGGTTCAACTGCCCGGGGTGTGGCGATCCGCACGTGATCCCGACGCTCCCGAATGAGCGCGGCTGGGCTTTCATGGGCGACGAAGAGACACCAACTTTCGAGCCGTCCATCCTGGTGCACGAGACGTCGGTGACGCCACGATGCCACTCTTTCGTTCGCGCCGGGCGCATTGAATTCCTGTCCGACAGCACGCACGCGCTGGCGGGACAAACGGTCGACTTACCGGAGATACCCACCATGGCCGAGCGCGTGTAACGCGCGCGACGTCGCCTCCCAGCGGCGCGGCTACAGACCATCTCTCTTGCCCATCAAACTTCTGGCACGTGCTAGCCATGGACGCTCCCTGGTAAGAGCGTCCGTCCCCAGCGGGGCACGACGTTTGGGGACGCCCTATTTCACGAGACGAAGGTGACCGTACAGCCGCGGGGTGCGCTGCACCTCGCGCTCGGATTGCGACCATGCCACTCGAATGACGCGCACGTGGTGGACGACCAGATCGCGTGCGGCCTCTCGCAGCATCGCGAGATCCTCGCCAGTAAAGACGAGATCGCCGATGCGAAGCTCTAGGCTCTTCGGGTCGTACAGCAACATCGTCGTTTCGGAATAGCACTCACGAATAGCGAACGCACATCACGGAGTCCACCATGGCCGCTGACGTCACCACGCTCAACACCGAGCTGACCGCCGCAAATACACAACTCACCGCGGCCGTGAATTCCGTGCAGAGCATTCTCGGCACCGCCACGACGATCGCTGAGGCGACCGCTGCGCTGCGCGCACTGAGGGGCAGCCTTCAGGGCGAGGTCGCGCGCGTCGCGCGCATGGTGACCGCGGCGAACGCCTGACAGAGTGTCGTCCGCCTCGCGCGGCACCGAAGCCGCGAAAGGCAGGCATCATGGGATTTCGCCACTACACGCACGACGCTCAGATCATCTACGTCGACCCGCGCGGGAAACCGCATGCCGCGATCGTCACCGCATGGTGGGGACTCAAGGATTGCACGCAAGAGGGTGAAACATTCGGCAATGGCCTCGAAGGTGAGGGCGAGCCCGGATGCAATCTCGTCTTCGTCGTAGGGGAGACGGACAAGAAGGATCCGTACGGCAGGCAGATCGAGCGCGCGACCTCGGTCGTGCACAAGAGCAAGCAGTCTGCCCACGGAAACTTCTGGTGCTGGCCCGCCGAGCTGGAGAAGTGAAACACCGCGCTGCTCGGTACCGATGAGGCGCCGACGAGCAGCTCCGATGCCGCGCAAGGCGGTCGAACAAAGGAGATCTTCCATGGTGCTCGCCCTCATTCCCCTCATCGTCTGCATCGCCGGCCTCGTGATCTACAGCGTCACGGACAAAGCGAAGGCCATGGCGCTCGGCCTATGGATGTTCGCGTGCGGTCTCTTCGTCACGCTCTGGCACATCGGCCCGCTCCTGAAACTCTGATGTCCGGCAAGACCTACGGCCAGCTCGGCTACGAAGCGTACGCGGACTTCACCGGCGGCAGGACCTACGACGATCGCATGATGCCGCCGTGGGAGGGACTCACCGACAAGATCCGCGGCGCGTGGGAAGCGGCGGCGGTCACCGTCGCCAAGCAAGCGCGCGAGGACTGGAACGCTCAGACCACACCGACCAAGCCGACGCTGCCCGGTCCACCGGAATAGCCCGCGAGAGAGCGAGGACTCCTTGAGCTTCACGGTCAGCTTCATGGCCGGCGTCGACGACGACAACGAACGCGCGCATACGCTTCGCGCCGAGCGCGATCCCAACCTGGACGAAGAGACCTACGTGCTCGTGGTCGAGGACGACGCCGACATCCGAAACGCAGTCGTCGAGGCACTCGAGCTCGAGGGCTACCACGTGCGCCAAGCCGTCAACGGCAAAGACGCGCTGACCATCCTCGACACCGAGTTCATGCTCGGTCAGATCGGCGGCGGTAAGCCGCGTGTGCCAAGCGCCATCTTGCTCGATCTCATGATGCCAGTGATGAGCGGCACGGAGTTCTACGCCGTCGTTCGTCACCAGCGGCCGCAGTTCGCGCATGTGCGCTTCGTCATCATGAGCGCCGATCCCAACGTGCGCGATTTCGAGTGGGTCGTCTCGACCGCGAACCTCGAGCCGGCGGAGGGCATCCTGCCCAAACCGTTCAACGTCGACGACCTGCTACGCAAGGTCCGGAAAGCGATCGGCGAGTAATGCGCGTTCTCATCGTCGACGACGACGACCTCGTGGCGCGCGCGCTCGGTCGCTTTCTGACACTGCGTGGACACGAGCCGGTGATCGCGCTCACCGCCGAGCGCGCCCTCAAGGTGCTTCTCTTCGACGAACCCGTGCGCTGCATTCTGCTCGACGTCAACCTCGGACCGGGACAGCCATCGGGGCTCGAGGTCGCGCGGATGCGGCGATCGATCGTGAGGCTCGCCGACGTCTGCGTCATCATCATGTCTGGCCTGCCAGAGTCCGAGATACGCGCGATGGAGCGCAACGACGAGCTCCACGACGCACGGTTCTTCGAGAAGCCGATCAATCTCGATGAGCTCGCGAAGGCGCTCGACAGCGTCGCCTGAGAACGAAATGGCCAACCGCATGCTCCTCCCCTTCGTTCTCGGCGGCCTCGTGGCGATGGCCTTCTTCGTTCTCGTGATCCTCGCGGCTGCGGAGCTCAATCGATGAAAATGGTTGAGGCTCTGCAGAAGTTTGCGATGAACCCCATCGAGATGGCGCGCGCGCGTTACGACGCGTGGGTCAACGAGATGACGGGCTTCGGCACGTTCCGCGACAAGACCACGTACGGACACCACGAGTGGTCGCTACGCCTCGCCGATCAGGAGCTCTCGTCGCTATACCACCACCACGACATGGCCGGCCGCATGGTCGACGTGGTGCCCGACGAGATGCTGCGCGAGGGCTTCGACGTCGACGTCGCGGACGCGGCGAAGAACACCACGATCGCCGAGAAGCTCGACAATTTGCAGGTCGTCTCGAAGATGGCCGACGCGATCCGCTGGGGTCGGCTCTACGGCGGCGGAGCGCTGCTCCTCGGCTGCGACGATGGACAGGATCCGTCGAAGCCGCTCAAGCCGGCGCGCGCCAAGGACATCAATTACGTCTACGTGATCGAGCGGCGCGTCCTCTGGCCGTCGTCTTGGTACACCGATCGAAACAACCCGAAGATCGGTCAGCCAGAAACGTACGTTGTCACGCCGATGGTCGGCGGCGGCTCGAGCTCCATTCCGATTCTCGTGCACGAGAGCCGCCTTCTTCGGTTCAACGGAGCGAAGACCGGCTCGTTCGAAAAGCTACAGATGGCGGGCTGGGACATGTCAGTCTTGCAACGGCCGCACGAGGTCATGCGGATGTTCGGCACCGGCTGGAAGGCCGTCGAAGTACTCCTGACCGACGGCAACCAAGCCGTGCTCAAGATGACCGGCCTCGCCGAGATGATCGCGAGCGGCAACATGGAGGCGCTCCGCAAGCGCCTCACTTTGATGGAGCTCTATCGCTCCGTCATGCGCGCGCTCGTCATCGATGCCGATGCGAAAGAGGAGTACACGCGCAACAGCATCACCTTCGCGGGCATCCCGGACACCCTCGACAAGTTCATGCTCCGGCTCGCCGCGAGCGTCCAAATCCCGGTGACGATCCTCATGGGACAGAGCCCGGCGGGAATGAACGCCACGGGCGACAGCGACTTCCGCTGGTTCTACGACCGCATGCGGAGCGAGCAGACGCGCGAGCTCACGCCACCGATTCGCCGCCTCACCAAGATCTGGCTGGAGACGCAGGCGGGGCAGCGACTCAAGATGCAGCTGGGTGCCGAAGGCGGGATCGGACAGCCCGATCCGGTGACGGTCAAGTACCCGGAGCTGTGGCGCGAGACGCCGAGCGCCGAGGCCGCGCGTCGACTCGCGATCGCGCAGGCCGACGAGATCTACATGACCAATCAAGCGACGCTGCCCGAAGAGGTCGCGCTCTCGCGCTTCCGTCCCGAAGGCTACAACGGCGACTCCATTCAAATGGAGAAGACCGCGCGACAGGCGCGCGAAAAGCTTCTCAAGGACGACGTCGGCAAGATCACGACGGGCGAGCTCGGCGGGGGCTCCGCGATCGCTCAGGTGCCGGCGAAGATCGGGGGCGCCGGCGGGCCGGCTGGCTCGTCTGAACCGGGCGGGAACGGTAAGCCGACGCCTCCACCTGCAACGTGAAAACGCGCCGACGTCTGCGGTCGCGAAGCGTTCCAAGCAACGCCGTGCGCCGAGCGCGCTCCCCTCGCCTGCCGCGGGCGGTGGAGCTCTTTCTCACGCTCGCCTTCACCAACGCGGTCAAGAGGGCGACGCGTCGCGTGCGCGCCCGCATCAAGCCGCACCTCGGCAAGTTCGCGGCACCGCCGGAGGAGCACAAGGACGCCGACCCGGAAGACGAAGAGGAGCTCGCCGAAATTGCCGACATCATGCGCGAGCTGCGAAAGCAGGTGCCGCGCGACGTCGAAGCCAGCGTCGAAGGCGACAGCGACACCGCTGCCAAGCGCACGGTGCAGAACTCAAAGTCGGAATTCGAGCGTCTCGGGATCAAGCTCCTCGACGCAGAGCCCGATCTCGGCCCGCTCATCGATGCGTGGCGCGCCGAGAACGTCGGTCGCATCACCGGCATGCTGGACGACGAGCTCGACAAGATCGAGACGATTCTCCGAAACGGCGACGGCCTCGTGGTGGGCGATCTAGCTGACGCGCTCGAGGACCAGCTCGGGGTCAGCGAGTCGCGCGCGAACCTCATCGCGAGAGACCAGGTGCTCACGCTCAACGGACAGATCACGAAAGAGAGACAGGGCGCGTGCGGCATCGAGAAATACGTGTGGACCACGAGCAACGATGAGCGCGTGCGCGAGACACACGCCGAGCTCGAGGGCACCACGCAATCGTGGGACGACCCGCCGGAGATCAACGACGACGGCGACACGGGCCACCCTGGTGAGGACTACCAGTGCAGATGCATCGCATTTCCGATCCTCCCTGAGCTCGACGACGACGAGAAAGAGCCAACCGACGAAGAGGACGCCGCCGAATGAAGCTCGTCGCCAAGTGCGCGCGCTGCGGCGTGGACGTCGACATTACGTGGAAGATCGCCAACGCTCGCGGCGACGCGAAGATGTACGTCATGTGCAAGAGCTGCTCCGGTGCCGAGCCGCCGCCTGACAACGGCGAGTCCACGACGGTCGGTCTCGAGCTCTCCGAAGACGGCGATCTCCAGGTCACGGTCACGAAGAAATTCTGAGGTCGCATGACCGATCCGCGCATCGACACACTGATCGCGCTGCTACAGGGCTACGCGCGCGTGGCGATCGTCGGCGCGCCGCGCACGGGCAAGACGTCACTCGCGAACAACGAGGCCGTGCGCTTCGCGCTCGCGCGCCGCCCCGTCATCTACTCGGACGACTTCAAGCACCTGGCGTGGGGCGAGGTGCCGCCGGCGATCGTCGCCGTCTGCAAACAGATGGAGCGCTTTCTCATCGAGGGCGTGCAGGTCGCGCGCGCGCTGCGGCGCGGACTCGAGATCGATGCGGTGCTGTATCTCGACGACGCGAAGGCCGAGCAGCTGCCCGGACAGGTGGTCATGGGCAAGGGCATCGCGACGGTCTTCAACGAATGGCGGATCTTCAATCCGCACGTGCACGTGGTCTCTCCTGACCGTGTGCCGCAGGAGCTCCTCCGATGACGGACTGCTTTTTTGAGTACGGCACCGACGACAACTACGCGGTCGTCGGCGACGCGTACGACAGCACGCCCACGAAGGTCGAGCTCCTGTCGGGCGTGTACGCGCAGGGCCAGCGCCCGAAGAAGCAGATCCCCGCGCAGTATTTCAACATGCTCCTCTCCAAGCTGGGGACGAAGGGCATCGTCGGCGCGAACGCGGACACCACGTACACGCCCGGCCCCGGCGCCGCGCGCACGGTCATCCGCTGCGGCAGCACCATCTCGGCCAATCGTGCGTACACCCTCGGCGCGAGCGGCGTCCGCACGAACGAGATCGTGCACGTGTGGGCCGATCCCGCGTGCACCAAAGAGGTCACGGTCAAGGACCAGGCCGGCGTCAAGATGTTCGTGGTGGGGAACATATGGTCGTCCGACGGACAGGCCGCATCGTTCATCTACGACGGCAGCACGTGGCTGCCGTTCAACGCCTTCCCGGGCGCGCATCGACCCAACGTGGAGATGGCGCGCACGCTCACGCTGCCGAGCGATCTCAACGCACTCACCGGCATGGCCGACTTGGACACGCGCCGCGTACCCGGCTACGGACCGTACGTCTACCGCTCGGCCTCGACGGCCTACGTCGACGGCGAGCTCGTGGTCTACGCGAACGGCGTCTCGGGCAGCTCGCCAGGTCGCTGGCTGCAGGAGGACTACAAGGCGAAGCGCCCGCGCTTTCTCAAGAGCGACACGCAGTATTTCAGCGGCGCGGCGATCGACATGTCGTCGTTTACGCCCGACGCGCCCGATCCTGCGAATCGTAACTCCGGCAACGTCGGAAAGATCATCTGCCAATCGTTCAACGGAGCGGACACCTTCGATCTTCGTAACGGCGATCTGCTGCAGGTCAGCTACGCGGTCGAGTTTCAGTGTCCGAACAGCCACAACTCCGACGTGGTCGTCGGCGTGTGCTCGTCCAACGGCAACGTCTTCCACCCGAACACGATCTCGCGCTTCGGTCAGACGACCGGCACCTACGGCAACGGCACGCTGTACACCTCTGGTGCGTTCGGCACGGACGGTGCGAACCGTGAATTTCTATCGCGCACGGTCGACATCATCGTCGGCGTCGACATCACGATCACCGAGGGCGCGAACTTCATGAAGCTCGTCGCCGCGCCCGACGCGTTCGCGTTCGGCCTGATCCAGCAAAGCTCCATGCTCTCCGTCTCGCACTATCGGCTGACGCTATGAGCGTGCCGATCGTCCGGCTGACGATCACGCGCGAATGGGTGCTCTACGCGTTCCCGCCCGAGGTGGTGCCGACCGATCCGGGCGCCGTTCCGCTCAGCGAAGCGGAGCTCGGTCAGATCATCGAAGCATCCACGCGCGCGCTCGCGCGCGAGCTCGAGGAGACCCGAAAGAAGCTGGCCGTCGTCCTGCACGAGCGGGACGCGTTGCTCGACGCCAACGCGGAGCGCCTCCGCGATCAGGCCGTCGCCCAGATGAGCAAGTAATGCTGCTCTGCCAAGATCAACGCTGTCTCCGCCGCGCGACGCGAATGGCAACCTTCGCGCTCGGCACCGGCTCGGTGCGCCTGCCGTGCTGCGATCACCACGGCGAGCTGCCGGCCGAAGACCTTCCCGAAGCCGAGGCGGCGCGTCGCTACAACGAAGCCAACGCCTACTGGCTCAACGACTACGACCGCCCGGGGATCCACCTATGAGCAGCCTTCGCATGACGGCGCCGATCGGCGCGATCGATCACCAGTCGCGCACCGTGCAAGTCATGGCGTCGACTCCTAATCCCGTCGCCGGCGAGGCGCTGCAGA